GTGCTTTTTGACGGGACTGCTTTTACAGAGAATCCGCTGTTGTCACTGACTTTCTCATGAGTGCCTCGAGGACCCATATCAATGTTTTTAGCTTTCTGTACACTTGTTTTCATTGCATCGGCCTTGCCTTGCTCATAAAAATGGTTTGCAATCTTGTCTGCATTCATAGCTGTAAATAAAGACTTGTGATAACCTGCTGCGTCACTCATTTCATTTTTGTCGTTCAAGAACTTCTTGACCAAATTATTGATGTCGCTTTGGGTGTCTTTAACCTGGTCTGCATTGTTTACTTTAAAACGGAACTTCTTTTCACCAACGTTGAAATCAAAACCTTTGAAATCATCGGTAAAAAGCTTTTCTGTTTTGTTCTTAAACTTAAATACAGACACTTGACTTTCAGCTACTTTAGTTGCTGCTTCGTTTTCTTCACTATATCGATTGAAAAATTCAACCGCTTTTTGTTGCTCTGGGTTTAAATTTACCCCAGCTTTTACTTCGTCGTAATATTTTGTTTTTAATCCCTCTAAGTGATTTTTAGCTTTTGCTAATTCTTCTTTATGGGCTATTTTCTTTTTACGTACATCTCTGTCTTCGTCTAGTTCTTCATCATAAGAAAAGTTGTCTTCCATTAAGAAATCAATTTCTTCCCTGTCTAAATGCGGTTTAGTTGACTCGTAGTATTCCCTTAATAGTTGTCCTTCATTTAAAGAAGCATAATCAGTATTAAGTTTTACGTAGTCTTCCAAGCTTCCGCCTGTATCATTCATGAATTCAACTACCTTCTGTATATTATCTGGTAATTCAATTCCTGAATTTTGTTGTTCAGCGAGAGCTTCGTGTACATCTTCTTGAAGATCTTCTACTTGTTCCTGCACCTCTTCTTCCGTTATCTCTTCAATAAAAGATTCTTCAGCTTGAACAGGTTCTGGCTGTTGAGGTGTTTCATCAGCTATTACCTCAGGTGTTTCAGCTACTTCTTCTACAACTACGTCAGGAGCCGTAACAGCTTCTTCTGCTGGTTTATTTAATTCGTCTAGATTAACTCTAATGACGCCATCATCATACGACAATGGTTTTTGTTCCTCTTGAGGAGCTTCCGCTACTACAGGAATTTCTTGTTCTTGTTCTTCTGCCATGATAAAATATTATATAATTGTTATTATTATTATTACCTAGGCCCAAAGGAACCTAAGTTAAAATCTCCGCTAAGTATATCGTTTCCGCTGGATTCGAAGTTTTTTGGAGGTAAATCATTCTGTCTTTGATTTATTAATTCACTCTGTTGTGTAGCTTGTAGCTTAGTTCTTTCGTCTTTTCTATCTTCTTTATCTGTTGCTTCAGTTTTTCGACCTTGAACTTCAATACCTTTAAGCTGCATATTCATTTCAAATTCTAATTGCATCAATTCTTTCTTAAGCGTAGCTTCTCTCATAAGCTTTTGATGGTCTATTTCTGCCTTTGCTTGTTCTAATGCAATCTTTTGTTGTATCAAGGCTTGACCTTTTTGTACCTCTGCTTGAGCAGCCACTTGCTGAGCCTGAGCATTTGCTTGAGCTTGAGCTTGTATATTCTGCTGTTGCATTTCCTGATCCTTCATTTGCTTTTCTGTTCTGCGCAATTTAAGTAACTGGTTAGCTAACTTAATATTTTTAATTTCGCGTAGATCGATTGCATCAGATAAGTCTATAAGACCACTTTGAACAGCAGCTTGAATGTTGTTTTCAAGAACCGCTCTCTGCTCTTCGTCTGGCTGAAGCTCAATAAATATACCAAAATCATATAAGTATAGATCGCTCATCTCTTCAAGCACTGCTACATTTTGATTACCTATCTTGTGTATAAATGCTTCCTTTGTAGGTGAGTATTCTAGTATATCTGATATCCTTAATGATAATCCTTCACATAAATCAGACGTTAGATATAAACTACCATCCAATATATGTCTTGTTGCTGTATTAGAGTTTGCTGCAGCCATTTTTTGCACGCCAACTAAAGCTCTAGCATCGGGGGTGCTACCATCTCTTGCTTCGTTTAATCCCGTAACATCTCTTATCATTTGCATGTAATAGTTGTAGTTGGTTATTAAGCTTTGCATTTTTTGCCCACCCGCTCCTGTTGTAATTTCTTGTATTGGCACTTTACCAGGATTCATATCACCATCTTGAGTGAACGATCTACCTATAACAGAACCTGTTTGAAAGAACATATTAAGCGCTTCTTGCGGGTTGTAATTAGTTCCATTGCCAAGATCTACTTCAGCTAATCCGTCTGCATCAAGATAAACACCATCAGGCACCATTCTTGACATTACTTGTTGTAACTTTAAGTGAGTTAATTGAATCATATCCGCAAAACCAGTTATACGGCTTACTATTGATTCTATTCTACCTCTATACATTCTAGGCGCCACGATGCTATAATTCATCTTAACCTTAGTGTAATCGCTCTTAGGGCGAATCATATTTTTTGCTAATTCCCATTTAAGCATTTCTCCGCCTAAAACTTTCACTCCTTCGTAAACAACTTCCAAGGATTTAGATAGCTTAGTTATCCCGTACTCCTCATATAATTCTTCAGGTGGATTAAATTCATCTGTTTTAGGAATTATTTTAGCTGCTCCTGTAGCAGTTTCCTTAACCTTGTAAACTTCATTTGAAAAAGTCTTGTAATTAAAGTAAAGAACCTGAACAGTATTTGAATCGTCATAATCCGAATTACTAAGGGTTCTGTCATAAAAACCATTGTTGCTTGTATTTTGACCTGCTATTTTTTGTAGATCATCATTAGTTAAGTGAGGGAATTGTTTTTTAAGTTCGTTTAAATGAACTGCTTTAACTTCCCCTACGTAATATACGTCATCAAAATATGGAGAATCCGTGTAAGACCACACTAAGGTTACGGGGTCCACGTAATCAACTAAAGCTCCCTCTGCTTTGCTAAAGGTGTTTTTTACAGCGCCAATACCAATAGTCGTTAGATCATAGTTACATCTTCTTTTAATTAAATCGTATTTATTACCATCTAATAATACATTTATAGCCTGCTCTTCAGCTATTTCAACTTGCTGCTTGTAGCTAAGCTGCATGTGTAGATCAAGCTCTTCTTTGTTTTTAGGCAAAGTGTCAGGGTTATTCTCAAACAAATTAACCCCAAACTCCTTAGCTGCGAAGTCGTTTAGCGCCTGGGTTTGCATGTCTCTTATAATAGACTCCATATACTTAGTTCTTTTTTCAACACCGTATGGATCCTGAGAGTATGCTTTTATGTCAAATTGTCTGTCTGAAATTCCGTTAACAACTATATCTACAAACTTAGGTATAATTGGCACAGGCTTCCAGTCTAAATTCAAATATGATAAATCACCATTGATTGATAACTCATCTTTATATTTTTGAATTGGCTGCTCTCCTCGAGCGTATAATCTAAGATTATGAAAGGTTGCTTGGTTACTTTTGAACCTGCCGTTCCCATTATCGGAACTAAACCATTCATTTTCTATAGCTCTACCAATAGTGGTCCCGTAGTCTAATGACATTTTTTCTTGGTCACTAGCTATTTGGCTTGGAAAATAACTTGTTATAGGAGTGGTAGCCATATTTTTATTTTTTCATTATTTTTGATAAACCACCAGTGTTGGTGTATTTAGCTATTTTTAAATTTATTTTATTCTTTTCTACTTGAGGTCGTGGGTGGTATAAATGTCTATTGCAAGCCATTATCGCTAACCCCGAACTTATTGCCGCATCAAACTTCGTTCGTTTATTTATATCAAACCCCGCCCAATCGTTTAGCGTTGTATTAAAATACATTGCTCCATATTGTCCATCTGATTGTAAACCAACGTGTTTGTCAATATACGTTTCTATAGCTGCTGCGTGAGCTTGCTTTATATCTTCACTCGAGTTAGGCATACCGCCAATTTCTCTTTCAGTTACTGATAGCTTGTTCCAAAGCTTATCTGGTCTATTCATTGAATAACCCCTGTATCCTCTTCTTTTAAAGTAGTATAATAACCTAGGTTTAATATTCTCTGCTAGTATAGGCATTCCATAAAATATGCATGCCATTAATACGTCTTCAAAAAATATTTCAGCAGTTTGAGGTCTAGCAATATATTCTAAAAAGAAAGTATTAACTGGATGATCCTCCATACTGAATTTAGTTAACCCATGCAAAGCTCCTTTGGAACCTTGACCATCTGTTGTTCCAGATATATCATAACTATCACAGCCAAATGCACCCATGTGCTCATTGCCTGGGCTTTTTAATCCATTCTTTACTGTTTGTCTATTCTGTAAAGCACTGCTTGGAACCCACGATATTTTAAATCTTCCACTTGGATTTGGTGTAAATATAACAGTTGAATCTTTAATTCCGTTAGCCCACTGAAAATTGCCAGTAGTAACTACATTTGTATTACCAAGATCTTCGTTATAATCTATTTGCTCGTATATCTTAACTAAGTTAAATATACTGTTTTTTGTTTCATCTCTAAAAGCGTGTTCCTCTGTACGCGGAAACTGTCTATAGAATTCATTTAAAGCATCCTGGTCTCCTTTTAAGCCATCTGCTTCATTATCCCAGTGTTCTATAACTCCGACGTCTATAACGTCTCCTAATGGACCTAATACTGTTTCCTTAGGCGTATTGAATACAGGCATTCCATATTCATCTATAAACCCTTCGTAATTCCATTCCATTGGAATAAATAAAGAATATAAACCAGAAGCTGTTTGCCCGTTTCTGTTTCTTTTTGTTACACTAGAATTTCCATATAACTTTTTAAAATTAGCTCCTCCTTTATCTAAGGCATTTGAGGTTGAACCCATCATACACTTACCGATAATTCTAGAACCTAATCGTAAACACGTTTTTGTTACTCGCCAGTTATTTAATATATTATCTGGTCTTTCCCACTTTCCACTTTCATCGTGTACTAGTAATTTTAATTTTTCTCCATCATAGGAGTTGTCACCAGTGTTTTTCCAATCTATTGTGGTATCGAGACCTTCGAGGACTTCGACACTTTGTTTATTTTGTATTGATTTTCTTGTTAGTCTGGATGCTGGTATCCTATACGCCAATTCCGTTTTCGGTCTATCCATTCCGTCTTGTATTGGTTTGAAAAAGAACGGGTAGTTAACCGATATGGGTACGACTTTATCCGTGAACATTTTCTTCGCATCGGAGCCAGATTTGGACAATATCCCAAACCGTGCATCACTTGATATGGAGGCCATGTTGACAGTCTCTCCGGATGCCATGAACGAAAATCCAGAACGTCTGTTTTTGAGATATGACATGCCGTAACATCTGCTGTCTGCTTTGCAAGCTTCCCAGAATATAAAGAATAATCTATTTGCTTCTCTAAAGTCTGGTCGCCCAACGTCAATTTTACTCCACTGCAGGTACATAAAATGAGTACCAGTAATGTAAGTAGCCACGCTCTTATTATTGAACCAATGGCCTTCGTCGCGTCTTTTAAATTGTTCATCTATATAGGGTTCCCATTTATTTTGAAAATCTTCAGGATATTCCCTCCAGTCAAATATACTTGTTACCGACTTTAATTCTTTAGGATATTCTTCAGCTTTCCATTTGTTATTAGCTTCGTCTACTTTAGACGGTGTCTTAGGTAATGCTATTTTTAGATTTTGTATATTATATATATCACCTATCTGTCCTGTTTTGCTTATAACAACTAAATCATGTTCTTTGTTATAACCATATTCCCACTTCTTAGCTTTATTTAGCCTGGATATTGTAGTTAATTTAACAGGGGTTATTATTTTATATAATGATTGCTCGTACATTATGTAGATCGTTTTTCAGCAAACCCTTTAAAAGCTTTTTTCTCAACTTCTTCTTTAGGCTTGTTGTTCAGCATATCCTCCTCCTCTTGTATTCTAGTAAGTATTTCGAAGGCATCAAATATAGCGAGCTTCTTTGTGGCAGCAGCATTCTTAAGTCTGTCAGCTGATATATCTTCACCTGAGTCAACGATCTTTTCTCCCGCTACCTTTATTAATTCCTCAACTGCTCTATGTCCAGCTTGGATTATATTCTTCTTCGTTTCCTTGATGTTCATATTTGATTGTAATTGATTTGGTGGGTACTCTATAAACTCTATCTTTATCGATAACAAATTCATATTCCGCCCCTGGCTTAAAGCCAATTAAGTCTCCTTTAGCTACACTTTGAAGTTCTGGATCCTTACTATATAAAATTCCAACACCCTCTTTTTCGAAGTCAGTTGAAAACATCTTTGTTTCTTTAATTGGTTTAACAAAGTTAAAACCTTCTCTGCTCATCCAGCCGCAGCAACGCTTGTAAGCGTAAACCTGCCCATCATCAGCAAAATAAATATTGTCCTTATAATAAGACTTACTGTTTTTTTCAACACCTCTGATGTCTTTAAAACGTCTAAACACATTGTGATGAACTATTACCTCATCGCCAACTTCAATATCTGTTTTAATTTCAGAGGGTACTGCTATTACTTTACCAACTCTATTTGAGTAATTATGGTTATGCAATTCAGTATTTAAAATAAGCTCGTTACCTTCTATATCTTTTTTGTTGTTGTATCTTTCTCCTACTGGTTCTATAATAAAATCATATAGAGCCTTCATTAATACTGGAGATCATATTCTATGGCAATAGCCATATTTTTATTAAAATCTTTCCAAGGTAGAACCTCATCTTTTTTCTTTATATATATTGAGTACTTTGAATCTTCTTCAATTATATTAGCTATAATATGACCACCATACACTTCCTGTCCAACAGAATAGTGCATGGCGTCAGTTTTATAGTCTCTGCCGATACTAATTTTTCGTATCAACTTCCTCTTCTTTGATATCACCTGTTTGGATATCTACAGATACTTGACCGTATACTTCCTCTAATTGCTTTTGGACTTCTGCAAGTTTTACCTTAGCATCCTCCATAGAATGTAGCAGCTCATGCTTCTGAGCTTCTAAGCCTCCTATTTGCAATTGAATACTGTTCATTGCGTTCACTGCTTCTTGTAATCCTTTTAATTCTTCTTGTGTTAACTTTTTTGACATTTTATTTGATTTAATTGTTATTACTTATATTGTTAATCACGTATTTTGGCTAATAATTACTTTTTCATTTAGCATATCCTTTCAAACTGCCATTGAGTGCCGTCAGGTCCAGTCGCTCTAACTGTAACGAATGGGGTTGTCTGATAATCAGCTGAAGTATAAATCCACCACACTAATTGTTGATAAGGCGAAACTAGAGGATTTGCAATTCCGGTAGCTTGAGAGTATTCAATCCCTCTGTCTGGTATAGTCCCCTTGTTATTTCCAATGAATTGCGTTAAGGAGGTTTGACCACTGTTGTCATACCTGAAGTGGCTACTTTAGTCCCTGCTGCATTACCGTGGATTATTTCTAATTTATCAGGAACATTTTGAGCCTCAAACATTATAGTTATAACGCCGCCAGAGGGATCTAAAGCTATAGTATTATCTGTTATTCCTTCTCCACCAGGTAAAGCTACTGTATTACAGGGGATTCCTGTGTCGTTTCTATCTGGCCACCAAACCCCGTTTAATATTGCAGACCAATTCATTATTGAATAGCTACAATATCCGCAACAGTAGTATTAGCTCCTGTTACAATAGTACTTACAATGCATGGTAAAAAGCTACCATTCGGAATGTTTTTAAATACCACTGGAATATCTGGTGAGCCCATTAAGGTAACCTCTATATTTCCTCCGCTACCTAAATATAACGCGCAGTTTCTAACATTTGTAGTTCCTGCAACAACTGGAAACGCATTTGTTCCAAAGTCTGGTTGATTGTTAAATTGTCCCATTATTTATTTTTGTTATTTATTATTGATTTTCCTTTTTCCCAAGATCTTCCTACAAAATAAGCACCATAAACGGTAACTAATAAAGTTTGAAATATTGGTATATATTCTTCTGCTATTACAAATTCTCCAACGTTACCATCAAAAAACGCACAAATAGTAAATATAACCGTTAAGTATATAAGTACTATAGGGCGAATATTTTTAGACAAGAAAGAATCAGACTGCATATCTGACTGCCATCTTGCTGTAACTTGTTCTTGTGCCTCTTTATCAGCTTTTTCAAGAATTTCTGTAATAAGTCTTTGAGCCTCTAGCTTTTCTTCCTTAGTGGTTGTTAAGTTATCTAAAACCTCGCCAACTTCTTTTATGACGGAACCTGAAAGCCATTCCCAAATTTTTTTCATTTACGAAGGATTAATTGCATTTGCCGCTTGAGAATAAGTAGAACCTTTTCTTTTTGACAGCCTAGCCTTCTTTTTCTCAATGGCTCTTTCTTTTCTTAAGGCTTTCTTTTCGTTCCCTTTTGCTCTTGCGATATTGGCTTTGTTTTGCTT